GCTCCCGCTCCAGCTCCAGCGCCGGCACCAGCTCCAGCTCCAGCTCCAGCTCCAGCTCCAGCTCCAGCTCCAGCCCAGGGTGCTACTATTGATGATGTGCTTAATTCAATTACTGGATTGACACAGACTTTTCAAAACGGATTTTTGCTAGGTGCTCAACAGCCAAAACCAGCAACGGCTGAAGATATACTGGCATCAATCATAAACCCACCAAAACTTAGAGAATAAATAATAGGAGGAAATAGTAAAATGGCAGCTAACGTACTTACGTATAATGCTATCGGTACAATCTTAAATCAGATTGTAACTCAGGCTACTGGTAAAGCTCAGATCACACCAACTAACACATCTGAGTTTACTGCAGTAGCTCAGACTGGCTTACTTGCTGGCTATGATAACTTAATGGGTGCTATTTCTCAGGTGCTCAGTAGAACTATCATATCAACAAGACCATATAGCCGAAAATTTCAGGGCTTAGAGGCTGATAATATCCGCTATGGAAATCACGTCCGCAAGATCAATTATGTAGACAGAGAGTGGGAGGATGGTAGTAGACTTCCTTTAACTACTGGTGTACCAGTAGACGATCAAGCACCTACTCTGGATGAAGTACTCCAGACTAACTTCTATGGTCAGAACGATTATGAGATCCCATGGACTCTTTTCTCTAATCAGATTGATGTAGCTTTTCAGAATGCAGATGAGCTGGGAGCTTTTATTTCTGGTAAGCTCCAGAACATCTCAGATATGACAGAGCAGAAACATGAGTCTATGGCAAGGATGATACTTGCTAACCTGATAGCTGGTATTATTTCTATTAATAATGCTCCTCAGATCGTGCATCTTGTAACTGAGTACAATGCATATGTAGGAAATACTACTCCTAAGACTCTTACAGAGCTCAGAGTATCATCTGAGTATGGATCATTTGTTAAATGGATCTATGGAAGAGTTGCACAGATATCAGCTATGCTCACAGAGAGATCCCTGATTTATCACCAGAACGTAACAGATAAGGAAATCAGCAGACATACTCCATATGATAAGCAGAACGTATATCTGTTATCAGAGGAACGTTTCCAGATGGAGGCTAGAGTACTGGCTGATACATACCATGATAATTACCTCAAACTTGCTGATACTGCTATCCTGAATTTCTGGCAGAGTATCACTAGTCCTAACGAGATCAATGTAACACCTACTTACATGGGTACAGATGGCACTCTGGTAACACCTGAAAGCTCAGTAGACCAGAGCAATGTATTTGGTCTTATTACTGATGTAGAAGCAGCTGGCTACACTATCGTAAATCAGAGAACTACATCTGCTGCTTACAATGGAAAAGGTGAGTTCCAGAACTTCTGGCTCAAGTTTACAGACAGATATTGGAACGATTTCACAGAAAATGCAGTAGTACTCTTACTTGACTGATATTTACATATAGGCTGGAATAATTTCCAGCCTATTTAATAGGAGGAAATACAGATGAGTTTTAGTGCTACATTTTACACTTTTAGCAAAAGACCAGACTCAACTAAGCAGCCTAGTGGAGGTACTGCATACCAGATCATATTAAAGCATGGATGCAGCATCATAAGACCTACTATAAGTCTTGATATAGGTCAGGCTGGAAACCCTACTGGATATAACTATTGCTATATTCCTGAGTTTAATCGCTACTATTTTGTATCGGACTGGATCTTTGAAAACAGACTCTGGACTGCTAGTTTAAAAGTTGATGCTTTGGCTACTTATAAGAGTTATATAGGTAGCTCAAATCAATATATCCTTAGGTGTGCATCTGCTGAAAATCAGACTGTTGTAGATACCCTGTACCCACTGGTAACAACTCAGGCTAAAGATGTTAAAGTTTTGACTACACCTTTTACAAGTAACATCAAAGAGGGCACTTATATAGTAGGAATACTGGGAAGTAGTAACAGTGGAATAGGAGCTACTAAGTACTATGCACTTGATAATCTTTCAATGAGAGCTCTATGTTATTCACTGCTCAATACTATAGACTACATGAACATAGATTATAATGAAATAGGTATGAGCCTTGCCAGAGCCTTGGTTAATCCTATGCAGTATATAGTATCTTGTATCTGGGTACCGTTTAGTGTTACTGGTGGAGCAGAGGAAGTTATTAAAGTAGGGTGGTGGGAAACTACTACAACCGGTAGACCATTAACAGAAACAGATCTGGTTAAGACATTTAGTTATGGAATATCAGACTTGCCTAAACATCCTAGTGGTAAAGTATATAAATATCTTAAACCTTATACAAGCTATTACTTAGATTTCCCACCTTTTGGATATGTTGAGCTGGATCCAACCGACCTGGTAAACACTACTAATCTAGCCTATGATATACAAGTTGACTGCATTACTGGTATCGGTACTATGAGAATACAGACAGTATCAGGTAACAATGCAGCAGTGTTAGGCATGTATACTTCTCAGGTCGGAGTTCCTATGGCTCTATCTGCTGCTACCGAAAACATTTTAAGTGCTGGCTTTTCACTTGCTAGCATGGGCGTTGCTCTTAAGTTTGGTGCCATAGGTGCTTTTGCTCTTGCATCTGGTATCGGTAATGTAGCGGACTCTTTAGTACCTAAGATACAGACAGTCGGTAGTAATGGAGGTGTAGGCTTATATGCAGTAGCTCCTAGACTGACTAGTATCTTCCAATATACTACCGCAGAAGATCCTACACATAATGGCTATCCATATATGCAAGCTGGTACTATAGGAAACTTCTCAGGGTATATTAAAGTAGACAATGCTCAGATAGATGCTCCAGCTACTGACAGTGAGTTAAGTGAGATCATAAGCTACATGAATAACGGTTTTTATTATGAGTAGGGAGTAATGTATGGCTAGAGTTTTTATAAACACTCAGGGTAATGGTTACACTTGGGTAGATAATGAAGCTCCTACACAAGGTGAGACTATCACTATACATTGTGTGCCTTATGATAATAGTGAGCTTTTAGAAGTTCAGGCATGGACTTCTTTTGATGAGTCCATAGCTCTTGATCCTACTGCTATGGTACAGACTATAACCTATAGTAGTGCATGGAGAAATGTCTATATTGAGTCTTACTACACTGGCTCTGAGCCTAGTCCTGATCCACCTAGTACTAAAACTATACCGATATGGTTAATTGCTAAAATGGCTAATAACTGGAGGTTAACATGAGTAAAAATACAAACAATGTAGGCTTTATTGGTTATGGTGCTCCAGTTATGTACGATCACCAGAATGCCTACAACTCTTTAGTATCTCCCAGTACTATGCACGCTACTGATACGGGGCTAGCATGGTACTTTAGAAGATACTTACTTCAAAAAGCTATATCTGTTTTCAAGTGGAACTTGCCAGACAGATGGGCTAAAAATTATTTTTTATATGTCCTCTATACTTGGGGATATATTGCTATAATTAATACAGATAAGTTTGGAGTTCTCCCACAAGGCTGCTCACTTCGTGGATATGATGTAATGTATCAGCCGACTCATGCAGTAATAGCCAATCCGCTACTTACTGGAATACTAGAGCCTAGAATTGATGTACAATGTGCTCTGATAAGATTGCAGCCTGACTATGGCGGTATCATGGACAAAGTAAATTTTTATGCTGATATCATGGCTCTTAGTGCTGAGACAGTGGGAACTAACTTATTTAATAGTAAGCTGGCTTACATTTTTGGCTGCACTGATAAAAAATCTGCTGAGAGTTTTAAGAAGATGTTTGACCAGATAGCCTCTGGAGCTCCAGCAGCTTTTCCTGATAAGTCACTCTTTAATGAGGATGGATCCCCAAACTGGATGATCTTCAACCAGAACTTAAAACAGACTTATATTGTATCTGACATAATGGACGATATGAGAAAATGGGAGTGTAAGTTCTGCTCTGATCTTGGAATTCCTAACAGTAATACAGAAAAGAAAGAGAGACTTATCACTGCGGAAGTCGAGAGCAATGATATAGAGGTTAAGCTCTGGGCAGATCTGGCACTTGAGCAGCTACAAAAAGGATGTAAGAAAGCTAATGAGTTATTTGATCTTGATTTATCAGTAGACTGGCGATACAAGGAGGAAATGCAAAAATGATGAGAGCAGTAGCGGATCTTCTGAGCTTTTATCAGTATGATAACAGTATTCTATCTGAGCTGGTACTCCCTGAGGGAGTGGATAGAGATACTCTTATTAATAACTTGCTGATGGAAACCTCAGAACTAGAAATACTATATCCTAATTTTGATTTCCTAAAGGGTGCCATAGCTGCATGGAGTCGCAAAGAGCTGCCAGTCTGGACGGAGCTACTAGAGACTACTCAGTATGAGTATGAGCCACTATGGAATAAAGACTACAGAACAGACCATACTGAGACAAGAAATCTTGCTGGTACTGAGGATGTGTCCAGAAATATGGATGATGATAATACCTATTCAGGAACTAATCAGAGCAATGCTGAGACTCTTAACTCAGTATATGGATATAACTCCAGTACTGATGCTCCAGCAGATAAGGCTAACAGTTCTGCATCTAGTACTACTGGATCTACTGATAATAGAGATATATCGGAGACTATAGACAGAGATACTACTGATACTGGTACTATTAATAATGAGACTTGGGAGCGTGGGAACATTGGTGTTATGTCGACTCAGGATCTTATTAAGCAGCAGAGAGAGGTGGTACAGTTTAATATTATTGATTATATTATCAATGATTTTAAAAATCGTTTTTGTCTCCTGATCTATTAATAAGGAAAGGAGGAGTTTACTTTGGGTTTATTCGATAATTTCCCTTATACTAATTTCCATGAGCTCAACTTAACATGGATCTTAGAGAAGATGAAAGCTCTATCTGCTAAAGTTGATACTTTAAATAGCTGGATGGCTACTCACAAAGAAGAGTATCAAGAGGCTATAACCAGACTTGAGGCAGTCGAAAATGAGATTGCTAATTTTGAGGCAGAGATTGAGGCTCAGTTTGATCAGTTAGAGGCTGATATAAAGGCTGACTTTGCAGCACAAAAGGCAGAGCTTGCACAGCTGATAACTGATACTAAAACTCAAATTGATGCTGAAATGGCTCAGTTACAAGCTAATGTTGATGCAGCTATAGCACAGTTTGAAAACCAGTTTATAGAGCTGAAAGCTGATATAATTTCTGAGGTAGAGGCTCTTAAACTGGAAGTACGTCAGGAGATCCAAAATTTCTACAATATCATGTACGCTAACAATGAGTATGTGTTTAAATATGTAGAAAATAGACTGGATGAGTTTATAAACTCTCTTCCTGAAATACTCACTGTTATGGTTTATAACCCATATAGAGGTGAGGTCACAGATATCCAGACTGCTATCAATGACTTATATGATATGGCTGCAATCTGGGGCTTGACTGCTACACAGTATGATAGCCTTGGACTCACTGCAAGTGAGTATGATGCTCTTGGACTTACTGCAAGAGAGTATGATACTCTTGGATATAAGCTCTTATATAAAGATCCTGATACTTGGATGAGATCACCTTTTACTGGTGAATATGTGAGAGTACAAGAAGTAGTTACAAGGCTTGCTGGTTTCCATATGGACGGACTTACGGCAGAGGCTTATGATAATAAAGAGCTTACTGCACAAGGCTATGATGATCTTGAGCTTAGTGCTTTTGATTATGACTGGTTTGCTAATACATTAATAGCTTAATTATAGGAGGATAATAAATATGTCAAGTACAAACAAAACAAGCAATCTTGAGTTATCCCAGTTTATTGGAACTGATAGCCCAAAGTGGTTAACAGACTATAACTCAGATATGCAGAAAATTGATGCTGGAGTTGCTGCGGTACAGACTCAGGCTAATGCTACAGATCTTGTAGTATCTGGTCACACTTCAAGTATTCAGGCTAATACTCAGAGCATTGGAGATCAGCAGACTGCTATTACTGCACTGAGAGCTGATGTTACTGCTGCCCAGGGCTCTATCAACACAATCAATTCTTTAATTGGTAACGGTGAGCCTACAACTACTGATAAGACCATTATCGGTGCTATCAATGAGCTGGCTGCTGAGATCGAGCCTAGTGGTGGTGTATCTGCTGCAAGTGTTAGTTATAATAATACTACAAGTGGTCTTACTGCCTCTAATGTTCAGGCTGCAATTGATGAGGTAGATGCTAAAGTAGATACTATTCCTACATCAGCATCTGGAATTAGTTACAATAACACAACATCTGGACTATCATCAACAACTGTTCAGGGAGCTATTGATGAACTGGCTACTAGTACTAGTGTATTTACACTAGCTGGTACTGCTACCGGTACTACTGCCGTAAACATACCATCTAATGCTACTGAAATCATGTGTAAAGTTGATCTCAATGATAATGCAACAGGTGGCACATTAAGTGTTACTATGTCAATTCTTAAACTTATGGGCACTAAGCAGTATATAGACGGATATATGAACAGTGCATCTAATTATGCATCAGTAATCTTAGATTATGATGCCACTGCTAATACAGTTGCCATTAACTCAGTAACATTTAATGGTAATGTAGTAACCGCTAGTGCTACAATAACAGTATAT